GCTGAAGACACCATAGAGATGACTGAGCTATGGGTGTGGAACGATGAAATCAAAGACTACCAAGTTGTAACCAAAGCAGACCCAGACGTAATTATCTATGACCGCCCTGGTGAGCAGGTGTTCCTCAAAGGCGAGTTGCCATTTGTGCAGGTCTGCCCCAACCCTCTGTATGACTACTACTGGGGTGGCTCGGAGGTTCAACGTTTGATTTTCCTCCAGCAGCTACGCAACAAGCGTATGCAGGAAATTTTGGACTTGCTATCTAAACAGGTCAACCCGCCTACTGCGCTAATTGGCTTCACTGGAATCTTGGACGAGAAGAACTTTGCGCTCAATCGTGCTGGTGGATTGCTGGCAACTGACATGCCTAATGCCAAGGTCGAGAAGTTAGCGCCAACTATTCCACCTGACTTGTTTAGGGAAATTGGTGAGATTGACTTGATGTTTGAAGAGGCATCTGGCATTGTGTCTGTGTTGCAAGGCCGGGGTGAAGCAGGTGTGCGTTCATCTGGTCACGCATCTCAGCTTGCTCGTCTAGGCTCTAGCCGTGCCAAGAAACGTGCCCTCATTATTGAGGACAGCTTGGAGAAGTTGGCAACCCTATATCTGAAGTGTATGCAAGTCTATGATGCAACCCACTTCACAGATATGGAAAACAAGAAGTTCATTGCTGAACAGTTTACCCAAGACTTTGTTGTAAAGGTGGATGCCCATTCCAACTCACCCATCTTCATGGAAGACATGAGAGAGCTTGCTTTTAATCTGTACAAAGCCCAGGTGATTGACAAAGAATCTCTGCTTGACTTGTTGGAACCACCAATGAAACAATTACTCAAAGACAGATTGAAGAAGATGGAGGCTACGCAACAAGCACAAGCTGCTGCCGCCCCTCTTCCCAATGCAGAGGGTTAACCAAACTGAAAGAAGGTAGGACAATGGCAACACAAGCAATCGTGCCTCCTAGGGCTGACCAGCCTCGGACAAGCACTGAGCAACTGAAACGTGGGGAAATGCCCTCCAGCTTGACATATCGTCAAACTGGGGTTAAAAACAACACCGGGCGTAGTCAACGTGACTATTCTCGGCAAGGTTAACCAGGAGGCATCATGTACGGTACAAAACGTGGTCGTAAGACCCGGCGTTAAATTTTCCGCAAGGAAATAGGGTATGGCTGCTTCCCCTATGAAGCAAGTGGCCGCCTGAACCAAGGAGCGCATCATGCGTAAAGGTCGTAAGGGTCGTAAAGCCTGTAAGTAATCCGCAAGGATTTGTCTTTGGGAAGCAGACACAAAATGCTTCCCACCTATTGACAAGCAGTTTGTAAGTGGTTACAAACGGCGCACAAGGAGTTTTTATGAGCGTACCTTCAGATAAATTGATGGAATTGATGCGAGGCAGTCGGTCTGCCGCCGCACCTGCCCCTGTCCCTGAACCTGAAAACAACCCCTCAGAAGCATTCTCTAGTGATGACACTTCTCCAATGGCATCGCCCATGTCTACGCCTGAACCAAAGATGGGTTCAAAAGAGGCGGCAATGATTAACATTGGCATGGCAATGGATTTGCTAGAGCAGTCTCTCCCCGCCCTTGGCTCTGATTCTGATGAAGGCCAGAAAGCTCTGGCAGCAATCCGTACCCTCACAGGTTTGATGGGGCCACGCAAAAACAACACCAACGAACTCCAGCAATCTGAAATTTTGCAGATGCTTCAAACATTACCCCAGGCAGGTGGCGCAACGCCTGAAGGTAGAGCAATGCAAGCAGCGCCGATTCCCGGTATGCCGCCAGCAGGTGGCGCACCAATCCCACCCCCAATGTAAGGAAACAACATGGAATTGTTCAAACCCCGTGGCGCAGCCGCACCCCGCCGTCCTACTGACAACAATCAGCAAAACGGTACTATCACCAACACCCCCCGTTTCTCACAACTTGGTGGCTTGAGCAACCCAGCTAAAGTCGGTAAGACTGGCATGGCTGTGCAGAAACCTGCTGACGGTAAAAAAGTCATCTAATCGTATAAAGAGGGTAAACCATGTCACTTGAAAACATTTCATCAGATGCTCGGGATGAGTTAGCGGCCTTGGCCCAACAACTCGCTGAGAATCCCGCCACTCGCAAAGACTTTCTGCGTATGACCAAAAAGGTCAAACCAGACTTGCCCATTCCCGAGCTTGACATTGAAGACTACACGCACCGGGCGGTTAACCGTTCTGAAGAGCGTGTGCAACAGTTGGAAGCCAAGTTGCGTGAGCGGGATGCGATGGAAGAGTTAACCAAGCGCCGTCAGTCCTTGATGAAAAAAGGATTGATTGCTTCTGAATCTGAAGTGGGCGATGTGGAAAAAATTATGCTGGAGCAAGGTATCACCAACCATGAAACAGCAGCACAGTATCATACGTGGATGAAGCAAGCGGCAGTTCCGACTTCTTCTGGTTACAACCCCCAAGTCATTCAACAGTTTGACTTGAAGGGATACTGGAAGAATCCGACAACTGCTGCCCGTTCTGAAGCAATGAAAGCACTCAATGACCTGCGGAAACCGCAACGTCCCATTGGGTTGTAAAGAGGGTATTTTTTTCTAAGGAGGCCTTATGGCTATTGGCGGCGGCATCCTACCAGCAACAGGGTCAAATCAGTTCAATGAATTGACCTACGTTACTCGTAGAGCCTTTATCCCCAAGCTGGTTGTCCAGCTTTACAACTCGACACCCCTGATGGCGGCTCTGATTGCCAACAGTCAGCAAGCCTCCGGCGGTGTGTCTTCCGTAACCGTGCCCGTTCAAGGCGCTCAATTTGTGAATGCTCAGTGGTCTGACTACTCTGGCTCCTTTGCCCAGCCGTCAGTTCAGCAGGGTGCTTACAACGCTGAGTTTGACCTGAAGCTGATGATTTCTCCCGTGCCGTTCCTCGGTATGGAAGGCGCTGTTCAGCAAGACGCAGCTATTATTCCGTTGATTGAAGCTCGTATGAACGATGCAACCAACGTGATGATGGATGCAATGGCAACAGCCTTGTACAACAACACTACCAACACTCAGCAGTTTATCGGTCTTCCTGCTGCCGTTAGCGCCACTGGCACTTATGGCAACATCAGCCGCTCTGCTTATACGTGGTGGCAGTCCAAAGCCTACGCTGCTGGTTCAGTGAACCCAACCCGTCAAAACATTCTGCAATACATTTCCGGCACTGTGAAAAACGGCGCTGAAATGCCTAGCTTTGGTGTTTGCGGTTTTGGCACCTGGACTTTGCTGGCTCAAGACTATGTTGGTCAAGAACAGTATGTCATTACCCCAGGCTCCGGCTTTGATGGCGACAACAACGGCCCCCAGGCAGCATTCCGTGCCCTGATGGTTGCTGGCGTTCCCATTTATCCTGACCCCTACTGCCCAGAAGGTACGGTTTACTTCCTGAACACTAATTACCTGTCGCTCTACATCCATGAGCAAGGTTCGTTTGTGTTTACTGGATTTGAATCCACCCTCCCGAACTGGCAGATTGGTTACGTTGGTGCGGTTTTGATGATTGCCGAATTGGTAAGCGTCAAACCCAAGTCGATGACCGTGGTGTCTGGTTATAACTACCTCTCACTGTAAGGAGTCATCATGTCTCTATCAACTAACAAAATCATCCTGGCTGGTGCAACCACCAACTCTGCTGGTGCATATTTCAGCAATGCCACTGTTACAGCAACCAATGCTGGCGCAGTGATTCCTGCTGGTGTGTACGTGATGTTTCCAGCAGCTAACGTAGTTGTTCAAGCAAACAACGGTTCTACCATCTCAACAGTTCTCGCCAACAACACTGGTGGCGTGATTCTGTCTGATGGTGTAAACGTGTTTGCCACTTCCACAATTGCTGGTAACGGCACTGTTGTTCTGTTGGCTACCAATGGTGGTATCAACGTCAGCAGCACCTACGCAGCATAAGGGGACGGTATGAACGCAAACCATGTAGGCTCACTTTATCCTCACAGCTTTGGCAATTTTCTCATTGGCGCTACCCCCAATCCTATCGGGCTGGGCAACACGGGTAATGCTGTTGCGACAATTCCAACCGTTGGTACAAGCTACATTGTTCGCCGTATCACCGTGTCGGGAGCTAATGGAACAGTAGCCGCCGCAAATGTGACCATCATCAATAGCTCTGATGGTGCAGTTGCAAATGCGGTGTCTAACGCTGTTGTATTGGCAAACGTCACAGGCACAACCAAGTATCAGGATTTAAATTTGACGGCTAACACCGCCACTACCATCTACTCTGGTTCTTTGTTTGTTTGTGTGAACACGGGGGCCGCAGCTAACAACTCGGTTCTGGTTGAGGTATACGGCGACATTGTGACGCTATGAGTGTTGTCTACGTAACCAATCGCTCTCCTGACAGGCTTGCAGTAATGTATGCCTACCAAGAGTTAGAGTTCCCAGTCGGGAAATGTGTTGAGATACCTTTAGAGGCAGCTCAATATATTTTTGGTTACGGTAAAGATGACAAGGAGTCGTGTCTGGCCCATCTGGGCTGGATACGCCTTCACTCCGAATTGGAACAAGGAATGGAGAAGCTGTCTAAATTCCATATTCAGACAGAAGCTCCCGAACAGAACCGCTCGTTACCCTCGGCGGTTGGCGTAGTACCTCTGCGGCTTGAGAAAGCCGCCGGGGGAAAGGTCACCCAAAGGGCAGCTTAAAATGGAAGCCAAATGGCAACTCTCACTTCCTACATCTCGGAAGTCCGGCGGCTCTTGCATGATGCCAATGGTGTCTTCTGGTCAGACGCTGAACTAACGGACGACATTAACAGCGCCCGTGAGAGAGTAGCGAGAGATACTGGCTGTTTACGCACACTTCAAATTTCTAGCACCCCCATTTCTAACACGGGCGTAGCTGCAACTGTTTGGACTGCTGGAGCAATTGTCACTACCAACTCATTTGTTTTTAGTGGCGTTTTTATTTACAAAGTTATTACTGGTGGCACATTAGGCTCTACGGCTCCTCCTTACCCATCTGCTTCTTACACATTTCCGCCAAGTACGTCTTTCACTGACGGCACGGCAACCCTGCAATATTCCAGCCCTGCTGAGATTATTCCGTATGGCATTTTGTCTACAGGAACAACGCTAGACATTCTGAACATCACGTTGTATTGGGGCAACAGTCGCCTTCCTTTGCGATACTTGCCTTGGTCAAACTTCAATGCCCAGTTGCGGTATTGGCAAAACTATGTTGGCAGACCCGTGTGTTTTTCAGTCTATGGACAATCTCAGATATACATCGGGCCTGTGCCTGACCAAGCGTATGTCATAGAAATTGATAGCACCATTCTGCCAAC